GTGGGTCTTGTAACTTAATCTTCTTACCTTCAGGTGCTAGGGCTTTTGCTTTTTCCATAGCTTCATCTATCTTCTTGATGAGAGGTTCAGCTTCACTACTATGTAGCGAAAGGCTAACCTTGTATTCACCTAACGCATTAAACTTTGTGTCAGGATTAATCAACCAAGGATAGATTGCTCTACCTGCAGGTGTGACTATATTTTCGTATTGTATTTTATTCATTATTAACCTCTTAATAGTTTCATTGGTCTAAGTGAGTGGGTATTAATTATGCAAAGAAAAAGGAACTCTCAAGCACGTGGTCTAAAACAAGATTACCTTTAGTTGGTATTGGTTCTATCTCTTTGTGTCTGTGTTCAGGTAGAACTTCTAAAAGATAATTCCTAAACTCTTCTAGTACATCCATCTGTGAATACATCTCAACAAATGCAGTACGTAATGCACCCCACATTTCTTCAGCATCTGCAGCATGAGTACCATAGCTATCATGTACCATTGCAAAAGAATGTATGTCTAACTGCTTGGCAACATGAAGAGTAATCATCAGGTGACTAGCATCAATACTATGTACAAAGTTAGGAGAGATACCATTAGCCTGTCGGTTCTTATCTAACTTACCTGTCTGTGCATACACTCTAGGTTTAAATACTTTGCCAAGTAACTTGGTTTGTATCTGACTAGACTTAACTTCTTGGTATGCCTGTAGCACAGGAAGATTACATGGTGTGTCCCACCTGATAGGTAGTCCTTCTGAAGATGCAACCCTTGCTGCTTTTTGTAACCATGCCATAGCATCAGTTGCTGCATGAACAACCTCAGATATAGATTGCCATATCAACTTGGACAAGAAGGTTGCTGCTTTAAATACATCCTCACCGAATGGATGTGAGATACCTTTGTCACGTTGCTCAACAATATAATCCATTACAAAATCTGTAAAAGAATATTGCTTACCACCATAAGGCAACACCATACATGGACGTTTGCAACAAGACCTAGATACACCATACTCAATCCACTTCTGTGCTAAATCATCTGGCATTTCTTTTAGCTTATGTGTAACTGTATCAGCTACCTTCTGATAGATGTCTTGTGGGTCATCCATTGGTACAAGATTAACTTCTTTACCTGTAGTCTCTGACCTTAACATTGCTGCAAAATGTTGGAGTCCATTACAACTACCATCAGCACAGACAGGAAGACTAGACTCAAAGTTCTCAGGGTCAGCAACAAGACCTTCCCATTCTTTACAGAAAGCTAAGAACTGAAAAGGTTTATCAGATTCTTTAGCCCACCATAGGTCAGCCAATGGGTCTTTGGCACAGGATAGTATTCTCTCTTGGTTATCTTGCACCCAATCAATACGTTCTTGCAAAGATGATTTATCATAACCAAACATATTTGCCCCATGTATAGCTAAGTGACAAGCCCCTTGCTCATTTAATTTTTTTGCCTCAGAAAAAAGCAGTAGTCCTTTGGCAAAGTCTGTGCCCTGTGGGTTCAGATAGTTTGGTACTGCATAGATACGTCCTCTAAAATCTAACTGATACACCATGTAGATAGCCTTCTCATCTTTGAACTTGTCAGCTATCTGTATTGTCTTCCTTAACAAGAGTCTCTTTGATGCCATACGATTGTTCTCTGTATGTATGATGACTGCATTTCTTTTCCAATTAATCTTAGCTTGTTTATTGGTAGCAATATCATGTGGCTTGTTAGGAATTTCTGCGTTCTCTGATGGTGGTAAGCTAGGTAAAGCTATGCCACTATCCCAGATGTCCTTCAGTACCTGTAAGACAAACTGATTGACCTTGAACCCTGTCTGTTGCATGGCATTGACTGCTCCATACACCATAGGCATATCAAAGTGCTTGAGTTCTTGTAGGTAGTTCTTGTTCTCAGTCTTAACAAGAGGTATCTGACGAACATGATGAGTGTGATAACCACCATCCGTAGGTGTAGTCCAATCTTTAGGTGGAACAACACAAGGATAAAACTCAGGTCTGAGTATCTCTTGGAAAGCACTAAGGTCTTTGATTATCTTTAGTGTAGTTTCTGATGCCAACAAGAGTTGTCTTCTCTTGCCACCCTTCATCATACTCTTCAGTTCTAACAGACCTGTATTGACTATAGTTAAATCAAGTAAGGCATTACCCACCAAGAGTTTCTCTCTCTGTGTCCATGATGCCCACTCTTGACCATCTCTTCTTGATGACTCAATTAACTTACGTCTCTTATAAGTATAGCCTGATGACCTCTTGTCTAGGTCTTTCTTAACTACCCTATACAGACGAGGATTGTTTTCCTCAAAGGTTCTTATCCTCAACTCATCTTCAATAGCCATACCTAAAGCTACTGCAGAACTACTATAGTCTCTCTTCCTAGTTATCTGTGATAGTGCCACCCTCAAGGTGATGACTGCTATGACTGATGGCTCTAGGTCATTCAACAAGACTGCTGATGTAGCTGACTTACCTGACCTACCCTTCATAGAAGATTCTATATGCTCATTGATGGCTTCTTCTACCTTTAAGACTGTCTGTCTCAAGAGGTATTGACCATAGGTAGTTGTAGATTCTTGGGCTTTCTCTGCTTTTTGTAGGTTATTCTTGTGGAATCTGTGGATTCCTTCTTCTCGCATTTCACGTTCTAACGATACTTGTCGTGTGTCCATACTGAACTCTCCATAAAAGTTGTCTACGATTGTCTAAAAAACCTGACGTAAACAGGATTAAAATGCCCCTGAGAAATCAGGGGACTTGTTAACTTTATGAAGTATTTGAATTACTTAGAAGGTGTGCCCAGGGTCGGACTCGAACCGACATGACTGTTAAGTCGAGGGATTTTAAGTCGAGTGACTTAGAATTACCAATCTATAATTCAGATACTTACACATATCAGCCTGTCATATTGTCCATAAATTTGTCATCAGATTCTAACACTCTACTCGCATCTAAAAGATTTTGCGTATCTAGGTGTGCATATCTTAGAGTCATGTGTATAGACTTATGACCAAGCCATTGTTGTACAACTTGCAGTTGTATTCCTCGCTGAACAAGACGAGATGCACAGGTGTGACGTAAGCTATGTAAGACAAACTCTTTGTCATCTTGTAGACCCATGTCCTCACGTAGCCATTCCCATACACGTCTTATCTTGTCTTCTGTAAGATTAAATATAGGTTTGTTTTTTAGTCTGCCTTCTGTGTCAATACGAGTCTGTAATATATTTTTGACTCGTCTTGTCAACGGAACAGTACGAGGATGTCCGTTCTTAGTTTCCCAAACAGAAAGAGTTCCTTTGTCTAGGTCAACGTCACGACAGGACAAACGTAAGCCCTCTCCTCTACGTAAACCTGTGTCCAACAGGAACAAGAAAAAATCTCTGCAGTCTATCTCTTGTTTAGCAGTTAAGATTTGAACAAGATAGGCTTCTTCTTCTTGGATTAAATATCTTAGTCTACCATTCTTAGTTGGTATCCAATCAAGTTTAGGTTTCCTATCTATCCACCCTCTGTCTACTGCTAGATTTAGTGACTTAGATATACAAGCACTAATCTTGTTGAGTGATGATGCTGATGCACCATTCTTTTTGAAGTGTTGTATAACGTCATCAATCAGAGTGGCACTTATGTCTGCAATAGGAACATGACGTCCCATGACATCAAGTATTTTATCTTGTCTACGTATCTGTGTTAGACCCCAATCAGAGTCTGACCAATACTTATCTGCAGTTTTACGGAACAAGATTTCAGATGTCATACCTAAGACACAGTTTGCCTCTGGTAAAGGTAACCCATCTTCAATACATTTCATACAATGCTTCTCAAGTTTGACTGCATCATTCCTAGAGGAACATGACTTGCGAAATACGACACCCTTCTTACGAATGTCTACTTGCCAAGCATTTGCTATTTTTCTAATTGGCATATGATTCTCCTATGGTTTGAGGTGCGTATATTAATTTAAAATAAAGGGTCAAACAAGATACCTTTTTGCATTAATTTATGATAATGATTTGCTTGTGATTTGTAGAACTCTGCTCGTTGGGAGTTCTCGTCCCATTCAAAGTCATACTGAAGTTGACGTAGCTTTTTATATTCGCTTACTACGTCAACAAGATGTGTGTTTGTTGGTATTGGGTCAATGTACAAGTATCTTCTCCTCTTTAACTCTGTAAAAATCTGAATCATTAGTACATATATCGTTATCCTCATCATAATAACAAGAGTAGATAGAACAATATGTCACATTAGTAACATCATCAGTCCATATATTAAAATCATATGGTCTATCTCTGTACCAAAATGAGTGCCAAGTATCACCAATGTCATCATTTTGTATTGCTTCTGCCCACATAGTTTTTACTGAAGCATCAACAAACAATTTAAATTTATTACTTGTTTTATATTCAAGTTCAATCAGGTTCATCATCAGTCCTTTCTATAGGTAAATAAACGTCAACATGAGAGTTACAATTAGGGTTAGGACAAGAGAGGTTAGTGACTATACCTTCGTATGCATAGCCATCCTCCTCGCTTATATCATGGTCACCACCCCATATTAATTCAGTATTACAATGCCAACAGTTCATTAGTTTCCCTTAGTACAATAAGTATTTATTTGTGAGTCATCACCATACTCAGTACCATGATACTCAACAGAAGACGTATCAAGATGGGCTACTTGTCCTTCAGCATAACCATGCTCACTACATAATTCTCCTACTTGTTCATCAGTCAATGGAACGTCTGACTCTACAGTCCATGTCCTGATGTCAACTGATTGTTCTTCATGTGTATATCTATACTTCACAGAGTCCTCCTCTAAAGTTTCTAATCGTTCTATCATTTGTTTATATTGTTCGTCATTACTTTGAGTACAACCATCAAGACCTAACATATCTTTGATAGCATACTTAACCTTTAATAGTTCTAGTTTAATTTTCTGTGTCATTAAACTTGTTCCTTTATAAATACTTTATTCCAAGTTTCTTCAATCTCATCATCAAGATTACCTTCTTCAATAAAATCTAGTTGGTCTTTGACGTATTGCATACGACATTGTTCAAGTGTCCAAAAGTCTGTTGCTACTTCTTCAAAAAACAATACAGGTTGAAGTTCTTCCTTGCTCATATTTAATGCTTGGTAATATAAAATATTAACCAATGCTTTTTTATATCGTGTTTCTACTTTCATTGTTTACTCCACTTCAATACCAATTTGGTCTACGTCATTTATAGTTAACTTAATAGTATCTCCAACTTTGATGTACTTCTTCCACATAGGAAAAGCTATACGTCTATCTTTCCTACCCTTAGTCCTAAATAGTTTAAGAGTACAATCATCTTCGTATATACCTCTAATCATGTAGTAAGCACCATAAGTATTGAATGGTTCTTCACCAAAGTAATGCTCAAAGAAACCCATGACAGACTTGTTAGCATCTATACAAGACTTGTCATACATTGTTTGTGTTACAGTAATCATTTAGTCCTCCTATATATTTAATTGGCTTAAGTTATCTAAGGCTAAGTTATCTAGTACTAAGTACCTTACCTCTGTATAACAATCATCACATAATAATAAATCTGATATATTGTTTGCCATATCTTCAGGGTTACCCTTAACCTCTTTACATTTACCACATTTAATCATTTAGTCCTCCATTAAAGTTAATACTTGTAGACACATGGAAAAACTATGAAGAAAAGCCATGTGTCTACAAATACAAACTTACATATAGGAAGTGCTATATAAAATTACAAGAGGGAACAAGAAAAAAAATTTATGAAGGGAACAAGAAGGGAACAAGATGCAAAATATGGTGAATTTTTGGGAAATTTTAGAATATAGATTATTAACTTGTTAAATAAAATTCTCGAGCTGAGTTTTTTTAATTAATTTTAGGCAATAAAAAAGGTCTATAAAAATTAATCTATAGACCTTTTTTTTATTTAACCTTTTCAATAATAGTAGTCGTTTTATTTTTGGTGTAACAAAGTAAACAATCTTTACATTTAGAAAAACAATTTATTTTAAAATCATTAACTTTGTCTTTAGTAATATTATTAAATGTTTTATCAAAATGTTTAATTGGAAAATAAACAGGTTTGTTTAATTTACTATTTGAATAAACCAAAAATAAGTTTTTAGGTTTTTTATGAGTATCAAAAAATATGGTTATTAAATCATATCTTTTAGACCATAATGTAAAATTACAATGTTTATTCTTTTTTGCAATATTTACCAGATTTTCAAGATGTATTAAATTAATTAATTCACCATGCGAATTGAACCTAAAATAACTATTAAATATAGTAGGTAATAAAGATTTTTGAATTAATTGCTCACTTAATAAACGACTATTCTTATCTAAAACATTTACCATATTTTTACGAAAAGTTTTTAATGATTTTTGGCTATAACATAAACTACAAATAGACTTTTTATTTTTAGCTTGTTTACTACAATAATCATTAGTTAAGGTATTTGTTGAAATACTATTAATTAACTCTAGTTTTCCAGAACCTTTTGAAATATGTATTTGTGAAAATTCCATTTTAAACCCCTTGTAATAGTTAAAAGTTAATATCCAAGGTTTTAGAAGGTTAGACGATTTAAAACCGTCCAAACCCTTTTAAAATGTTTTTAAGCTATAATTAATATAAAACCAATAAAGCTAATTAATAAGATTGTTTCAAGTAATGCTTTAATAATCATATTAGAACCTACTATCACTAAAACGTGATAACCCACGTTTATTTAATATATAACTAAAAGCTATATCATAAGATTTACCACCAAATACACTATGTACAATATGACATAATTGTTTAGTTGAAAAACCTTTAGTACTTGAGTTTTTAGCTTCTATAATTAAATCATCAACGTATTTATGGACATCAACAATTAAATTATAACTATCTTGTAGCCTGTTAGCTTTTTCATTAATCATTATATTACACCTTTTTCAAAGTTAGAAAATAAACCTACATACTTTCTGGTTTTATCATTCCTATTATTAGTAACAATTATATTTTCTGCGTTAACCTTTAAATACTTGTTACGTTCCATAGTAGGTAAAGAAGGTATAAATGTTTTATTTCCTGCATTACCTAAAAAATAATATTTAGATTTTAAACCAAAATGTAACCCTAGTGATTGCTTACCTCTAGTTATACCGTATCTTTTTTTATAAACTCTTGAAGGTTTTTCGAATACCCTTCTTGCTTTGATTAAAGATAATATTTCGATTAATGATATTTTATTATTATTGTTTTTCATAGTTTTAGACTTTCTAAAATACTTAACATTATTGTTAAGCAAGGTTATTGCTAACCTTCTAAAACCTTGAATAATTCACCAACGATGAGAAGCAGATAGATTAAAAAAGTAAACAAATGAAATTTAAATAATAATCTAGTCTTATATAAATAATCTTTTTTTATGTTTAATTCAAGTTATTTATAATTTATTTTAAACTTAAAGATTAATGAAGGTTTATTAATTAGAAAAAAATAGACCAAAAGAAAGACAAAGCTAAAGAAAAAAACTAAAAGATAACCATTAATAATAGTAATAGGTTATTTAATCTCATGGTAAACCAGTCATTCCTTAATATTTAATGGAATAATACGCAATATTAATAGACAATACCCTACTACCCTCTTGATTTTTTAAAGGCTTGGCTAGGTCGAATGGGGTAAATTGGCAGCAGCATCTACGTATAAGCCCCTCAGATTTTTTTAGTAAAACTAAAGGCTCATTTCAAGCCTCACCTAAAGTAACACCTAAAGTAATACTTAAAGAAATGACATATCCCTATTACCTATATACTACCTATATAGTTATACTATAGTTATACTATAGTGGGGTTTACCCCCCTATCTATGTGAGGGGGTATTAATTGTTATGGTCTATCTCTACCTTCATACAGGTTAGTCCAGTTGTCTGTATTACCTTTCTTACCCATAGCTGCTTCCATGAATCTGTCTAACTCTTCTTCTAACAGTTCGTTCTTATGGTCTTGTACAGCCATGTCTATGTCTCTATCCATAGTTTCAATCCAGTAAGCTACAGCTATACTTAAAGCATCTAACCTATCGTCATGTATAAGTGCACCTCTGTCACGTGTAAGTCTGGTAAGTTGATAGAAAAGTTTATACTTTAGTTCTGTCTCAGAGTTGTAGTCATCAAGTATTACCCTCTCATCTACTACAAGCCTGTGTTGATTGAGCATAGGTTCTAATGTATCAATGATACGTTTCTCTTTTTGAACATTGTGTCTAACTTCTTCTATACTTACAGGATGCTTCTTAGCTAAAACAGGCTTTAATAATTGTGTAAACATTCCGTCTCCGAAGTTGCTTTCTACAATTATTTTGTTGACGTTCTGCGACTTGGCTACGTGAGTCAAGACTGCCAGAGAATCCTCTTGATAACCATTCTTCGTCCCACCACATGCTGTCAGATATAGTTGACCTTTCATCATCTTGACTACTGCGTAAGCTGTTTCGTCCTTTCCTCGTCCTGCAGGGTCTATGCTCATCACACTTCCGTCCCAGACAGCAGTCTCTGGGGATATCGTCATAGGATTGCACCAATAGTCTCCTTTTAATCCAATGTTAGGTAAATGCTTACATCCATCTAGTTGTTCTTTGCCTGATGCCCATTGTAGTTTTACTGGGACTTCAGACCATGTAGAACAGCCAGACATAACCATAAGGTCATTTAGCTTTAAAGGATACTTATTGGCATCAGAGAGGCTTACATCAAGCATAAACTGTAATGCAAATCCTGACTTACCATAAGATGCTTCTCGTTCTAGTAGGTCATCATCATCAAATCTTAATGGGTCTGTAGGTTTTCCTTCGTGTCCTTCTTTATCAGCAATGACAGGTGCTAGTTTTCTACCCATAGCTACCTTTAGTCGGTCATCAGGAAACCTAGAAGTCCATATTCTAGTTTTATATCCACGTTCATCTAGTAAGTTATAGATGGACATTTCTGTTTGTGGTGTACCTAAGAACACAATACGTCCTTTAGGTTTTATAATAGCTTCAAATTCTTTAATAGTTTCTGCTAACTTGTCTCTCATCATTTGTGTCATAGAGTTGTTAGCTGACTCAACGTCATCTGCAATAATTAAATCAGCACGACTTCCTGTTAACTGTCCAGTTACCCCTAGAGACTTCACAGACGGTGCGTGAGAGGCTTTAGCAGGTGCGACATCAAATGATATCTTAGACATTCTTTGTCCATCCTTGGGTCTTAAATGGGCAAGAAGAGGCATCTCATGTATTAACCTTAATGTAAAGGTACTAAAGTCATCTGCTCTAGTCTTTGATGCTGACACCACAAGTATATTCATTTGTGGATTTAGAAATAATTGGTGACAAACATAAGCAGATGTAATCCACGACTTTCCTACACCTCGAAATGCTTCTATGACTTCACGTCTTTCGTTGGTGTTCTGTAGATAATCTGCTATGTCGTATTGTATTGGTGTTGGGTCTGGTAGGTTTAGATGCTTCCATGCCATATACAGGAAGTTCTTAAAATCTTTTACCATGCTTTGCAACTCCAATAACGTGCTGATGTTTTATCTTTGGCTGTAGAGCAGTTGTGTCTAGCACGAAAACTTTTTCTGTTAGAAGGTTGATTCTTTTTGATGCTCATATTAGGGTCACCAAACATAACCTTCTTAACTTTACCGTTGTTCATTACGTAGACTTTAGATTTCTTTCTACCATAACCTGCTTCACCTTTGCCTATCCTAGATGGTTTACCTATGGATACACTTGCTCCTCCATATGTAGCCATGACTAAGACTTCTTAGCTTTTTTCTTTGGAAACCCTGCCTTCATGTTTGCGTAGGCTTTTGGTGATACTGTTGATTTTGACTTAGGACGAGATGTCCCTGCCTTTTTTCTTTTGTTCATATTGTCATATAGTGACATCTGTTCTCCCACTTCTTTTTTCTAATTTTTGTGTTGGTTAAAATATCTAGTGCTTCTCTATCATCTGCTTGTTGCCATTTAGCAATCTCTGAGGCTGTCCTAAAACATCCTGTGCAATATCCGAAGTCTGGATTTACGTGACATTTCTGGGTGCATGGACTGTTAATCATTGTACTGAATCAAGTTCCTCATCAAATGGTAAATCTTTTAGTATCTGCTGCATGACATTATCGTCAGTAGGCAATGCTGTCATGTCATTGTCTTTTAGGAATTGTCTAACTACATTCATTTCACTAGCCTTAGACTCTGGGTCACGTACTGTTTCCAAAAGTTTATATGCTAGTTCTTCATGTAGTTGTTCCATTAGCTTCTTCATTTTTGACATTTACATGACTCCTTCTTCTCTTTCATACGGTACACAATGTTTATACCTGTATTAACAAAAACACCTATTACTGTTAGGGTCTGTAGAAACAACCCAATTAAAACTAAATCTATTACTGTCTCCATTTATTTTTTTCCAAACATCTTTGTTGCACCTTTGATTCCAAATGAAGCCGACACTATGACTCCTAAAGTGTACTGAAACCATACTGGTGTTTGCTCTAGTGCCATAAACCCTCTTTCTACATACTCAACTGTCCAAGGCAAGAAGCATAGTAGTAAGGGTATGCTAAACAAAATTGTTAAATACTCGTCTTTCCATGAGTCCTTTGAACCCTTTATGGCTTCTACATCCCAAGCAATTCTCCATTC